AAAATGCACCCTAATCACAACAAAGTAGTTAATCAGGTGCTAGCATTAAGAGAAATGTTATCTCAATAATCTTATTGCAATCAATTCAAAATTGATGTATTGCGATTTCTAGGGAGATTTTTAATTAAATCTTCTTAGAAATTGTAAGACAATTCTATTAGAACCTTACTTGCCTGTTGGAAAGACAACCGACTAACAGTCGTTAAATGCAAGATAGCCTACCTCGGTGGTGGGGAACTTTCTGAAATAAACTTAAACTTAACTTAACAAAAGGAAATGACAATATGTCAAATCAAATAACAACTGCTTTTGTACAGCAGTACAGTTCAAACGTACAAATGCTATCTCAACAAATGGGATCGTATTTAAGAGGAGCTGTGGATGTTGAGTCAGTAGTAGGAAAGAATGCGTTCTTTGATCAAGTTGGTAAAACAACTGCTGTTCTAAGAACATCTAGACACTCTGATACTCCACAGGTAGATACACCGCACTCAAGAAGAAGAGTTTCTCTTGCTGATTATGAGTGGGCTGATCTAATAGACAATGCAGACAAAGTTAGATTATTAATTGATCCAACTTCTTCTTATGCAAAAGCTGCGGCTTCTGCAATGGGAAGAGCTATGGATGATGTGATAATCGCTGCTTTAGGTGGTACTAGCTTTACAGGTGAAACAGGATCTACTTCTGTTGTATTACCTGCAGCTCAGAAACCTTATAGTTCATCACAAAGTGATGGTTTAACTATAACTAAACTTTTAGAAGCAAAAAGACTTTTAGATGCTGCTGACGTTGATCCAAGCATACAAAGATACATCGTATGTGGACCAAAACAAATTAGTGATCTATTAGGAACAACTCAAGTTACATCTGCTGACTTCAATACAGTTAAAGCACTAGCACAGGGACAATTAGACTCTTTCCTAGGTTTTAAATTTATTGTGTCTAACAGATTAGTATTTGATGCAACAAACACAGACGACAGACTATGTTACGCATTCACAGCTGACGCTATTAAATTAGCAGTTGGTCAAGATGTTCTAGCAAGAATTGACGAGAGAGCTGACAAATCGTACAGCACTCAAGTTTATTACGCTATGAGCATTGGTGCAACTAGAATGGAAGAAGAAAAAGTTGTTCAAATAGCTTGCGACGAATAATAACTAACAAAAAAGGAAAACTATAATGGCTACATTATACTCGACACAAAAGACTAAATGGTCGCAAAACGTACCTTCTGAAAAGATTGATGCGAATGAGCAAAGTGGAAAACTTAGAGTTGCATTTGCGGATGTAACTTTAGCTTCTGCTTCAATAGGCGATGTTGTGGAAATGGTAAATTTACCAAATGGTGCAAGAATCATTGATGGTTATTTATCAAATGCTGCATTAGGAGCTTCTACAACTTTATCAGTTGGATATGCTGCTTATAAAAATGCTGCAGGAACAACTGTTGCTTTATCAACAGCTGGTTACTTAGCTGCTACAAGTACATCTTCTGCTGCTAGAACAGATATATTTGCTACACAAGCATTAGGATCTGGATCAGTAGTTGATGCAAACCAAGATGGATTACCAATTAGCATTACGCTAGCTGGTGGATCAGCATCTGGTCTTGTTCAATTAATCGTAAGATACGTAGTAGAATAATACTACTTTAAATGGTGGGGACTAAAAATCCCCACTGTTTATTATGAAGAAGACTGACAACGTAAAAACAATTTTACATTTACAAAATAAAGATTATATCTATCGCTATGTTCTAGTTGATAGATTTAAATATACATCAACTACACATTATGGTTTTGATAAAAATCTAGAATTAACAGAAGCAGAAATCTTTGCCAAAGTTAAACCTAGACAATTAAGACGCAAATATATTATAAAGAAAGATTAGTATGGCTTCAGTTGTTCAAATATGTAATGGTGCTTTAAATCAATTAGGTGCATCAACAATACTAACTCTAACAGAAGACTCTAAGAACGCTAGGCTTTGCAATGCTAGATATGAAAACGTAAGAGATTCAGTATTTAGACATCACCCTTGGAACTGTTTACTAACAAGAATACAAATAGCTGCAGACACTGCTACACCTGCTTGGGGTTTTACATCACAGTTTACACTACCTGCAGATTGTTTAAGATTAATTAGACTTTTTGATTATGAATCAGATCACGTTGTAGAAGGTAGAAAAATATTAAGCAATAGTACTACAATGAAAATATTATATATATCTAGAGTTACAGATCCTAACGAGTATGATGAATCTCTTAGAGAAGTATTAAGTTCAGCATTAGCTGCTGACATTGCTTATGCAGTTACATCTTCTAATCCTGTTGCTCAACAAATGTATCAGCTTTACCAAGAAAAATTAAAAGACGCTAGATTCATAGATTCAACAGAAGGATATAACACAGACCAAGAATTAGGTATGGCATCTGTAGTAGATTCAAATACGTTTATTAACTCTAGGTTTTAAAAACCATGGCTAGAGTTGCTGTTCAATTAACAAACTTTACAGGCGGAGAATTATCACCACGTTTAGATGGTAGAAATGATTTAGCTAAATACGCATCTGGTTGTAAAACTTTACAGAACATGATTGTTTATCCTCATGGTTCTGCAGCTAGAAGACCAGGTACAAATTTTGTAGCAGAAGTTAAAACATCATCAGTATTTACAAGATTAATACCTTTTGAATTTTCAACAACACAAACTTACATATTAGAATTTGGTAATAATTATATTCGTTATTACAAAGATGATGGTGCAGTATTAGAAAGTAATTTAACTATAACAGGAATTACACAAGCTAACCCTGGTGTTGTTACATCAACAGCTCATGGTTTATCTAATGGAGATACTGTTGTTATATCTGGTGTTGTAGGAATGACACAAGTAAATGGTAAAAGATTTACAGTTGCTAGTGTTGCAGCTAATACATTTCAATTAAAAGATATAGATGGTGCTAATGTTAATACAACTTCTTACACAGCATATTCATCAGGTGGTATTGCAAATAGAGTTTATACATTAACAACAACTTATTTAACTGCAGATCTACCACAATTAAAATTCGCACAATCAGCAGACGTTATGTACATTTGTCATCCTGATTATTCTGTTAAAAAATTATCTAGAACTGGTCATACCTCTTGGACTATTACAGAAGTAGATTTTACTGATGGACCATACTTAGATGACAATACAACAACTACAACATTTACTATGTCAGCACATACAGTTGGAGCTAGTAGAACTTTAACTGCATCTGCAATAACAGGAATTAATGACAATACAGGTTTTCAAACTATGGATGTTGGCAGATTAATAAGATTTAAAACTGGTTACGCAGAAATAACAGCTCGTACTAGCACAACAGTTGTAACTGTAGAAGTTTTACAAGACATGACTTCTAGCACAGCATCTACTGACTGGGCTATGGGAGCTTGGTCAGAATATACAGGTTATCCTTCTTGCGTATCTTTCTATGAACAAAGATTAGTATTTGCAGGAACAGAATCTCAACCACAAACATTATTCTTTTCTAAATCAGGTGATTACGAAAATATGGATGAGAATAGAGGTGGTACAATAGTAGATGATGATGCAATCATTTATACAATCGCATCTAACCAAGTTAATGCTATTCGTTTTTTATCTGCAACACGAACATTAATTGTTGGTACAGTAGGTGGAGAATTTTCAGTATCAGGAGGTGGTACAGATGATCCTGTAACTCCAACAAACATATTAATTAAAAAACAATCTAACCATGGTTGTGCAAACATAGACGCTATTCCAGTAGGTAACGTAACTCTATTCTTACAACGTGCTAAAAGAAAAATTAGAGAACTAGCTTATAACTTTGACGTTGATGGTTATGTAGCACCTGACATGACTATTCTTGCAGAACATATTACAGAAACTGGTATTAATGAAATGTCATACCAACAAGAACCTAATCAACTTATTTGGTGTGTAAGAGAAGATGGTAGATTAGTTTGTTTAACTTATCAAAGAGAACAACAAGTTGTTGCTTGGCACAAACATATATTTGGTGGTGCATTTGGATCTGGTATTGCTGTATGCGAATCTATTGCAACTATTCCAACAAATGACAAAGAATATCAAACATGGGTTGTTGTTAAACGTACAATCAATGGTGTAACAAGACGTTATGTAGAATACCTAAATGAATTTGATTTTGATGAAACAGATAACACAGAATTTAATTTCTTAGATTCACAATTACAATATGCTGGTGCAACTACAACTCTTAACACTACAGTTAATACTTCTGTAACTTCTATTATATTAACATCTGCTACTTCTTTCACAACTACTGGTACAGTTAAAATAGATAACGAATTAATTACTTACACAGGCATATCTACAAATACATTAACAGGTTGTACAAGAGGAACTAATAGCACTACAGCAGCTACACACACAGCTGGTGCAACTGTATCTCAAGTTGTTAATTCAGTAACAGGATTAGAACATCTTGAGGGACAAGCTGTATCTGTACTTGCTAATGGTGCAACACATCCTGAAAAAACTGTAGCATCAGGTGCTATATCTTTATCAAGATTTGTTAATAAAGTTAAAGTTGGTTTAGCTTACACATCATTATTACAAACTATGAGAATAGATGCTGGATCACAGAATGGTACATCACAAGCTAAAACAAAAAGAATATATAATATTACAGTAAGACTTTATGAGTCTATTGGTGTAGAGGTTGGACCAAACTTAGATAATATGGAATCAATTCCATTTAGATCCTCTGCTAATCCTATGGATCAATCTATTCCAGTATTTACAGGGGATAAGGAAGTTGAGTTTAGAGGTAACTACGAAACAGATGGTCATATCTTTGTTCGTCAAACGCAACCTTTACCTTTGACTGTTTTATCGCTATACCCAGAATTGGTTACAAATGATGGTTAATAAATTAATTATAATTCCTTATAAACAAGATCATGGCAAACTGATAATGCAATCACAAATGAACCACATGCTTACACAGAAAGACGCATCATTTATTATTAGTGATAACAATAAAGAATGTATGGATCTAGAACAAGAGCATCTAGCATTTACAGGATTAATTAATGATAAGGTTATTGCAGCAGCTGGTATGAAAAGAATATGGGGTAATGTTGCTGAGGGTTGGTTTATTGGTAAGCAAGAAGTTTGGAACTATCCAATAACGATTGCAAAAGCTGTAAAGCAAAATATAGATTATCTTGCAACATCTAATAATATTAAAAGATTACAAACTGCAGTACGAACTGACTTTGGCATTGGTATAAGATTTGCTAAGTGGTTAGGATTTACTAACGAAGGATTAATGAAAAGCTACGGATTTGATGGTACTGATCATTATAGAATGGCAAGGATTTACTAATGGGACTAGAAACAGCAGCTTTAGTAGCAGTCGGTGGTTTAGGTGTAGCACAATACCAACAACAAGGTGCTACTGGTAAATTTAATCAAGCAGTTCAAAATCGTAATGCACAAATATCTGAGCAAGAAGCTGCTCAAATGGAAAAACAATTAGAATTTGATTTAGCAAGATTTGATCAACAGTTTGATAAGATACAAGGAACGACAACAACATCAGTATTAAAATCTGGTGCTGCATTAGAGGGAACTGGATTAAGATTATTAAGAACAAATGCTGTTGAAGCTGAATTACAAAAAAATATTATGGAATATAATTCTAAAGTTGGTCAAGCAAAGAAAATGGAAGAAGCTAATTTTTATAGAATACAGGGACAAATGGCAAGACAACAAGCAAAGTCTGCACAGATAAGCACATTGTTCTCAACTGGAACATCTTTACTTTCAATGGGTGGAGGATTTGGTGGAGGAACTCCAAAACCTCAATACATTAGATCAGAACTAGGAAGTATGTAAATGCCAAAGATACCAACATTTCAAACACAAGCCAGACCAACAGCAGAAGTAGGTGGCGTTCAAACTGGAATACAAGCACCACTAGAAACAAATCTAGTAAAAATGGGTGCGGTTATTGCTGACTATTATACTAAAGCAGAACAAGCATCTAATGTTCTTGAAGCACAAAAAATTAAAAATTCAAATATAGATAAAATCTCTGAATTAACAAGAACTACTGGAAACATATCTAATCCTAGAGTTGCATCTGAAACATTTTCAAAAGGATATAAAGATATAGTTAATGAATCATTAGCAGGTATTAGTAATTCAAATCTTAAATCATTAGTTCAAAGTAGTTTTAATGATGATGAATATAAATTTAAATATCAAGTATTAAATGCTAGTGGAAAATTATTAGAAACAGAAACTAAATCTGTATTAGATCAAACAACTGCAACTCGTATTGCTGAATCATTAAAAACAAATAATCCAGAAATTATAAAACAATTACCAAATGAATTAAATACTTTTTATGATAAATATAATCTTGTAGATTCAAACCTAGTTAATGTTTATAAACAAGCATTAACTAAAAAAATAGAAGTTGGAAGTTTTTATAACAATCTTAGTTTAGATCCATCTGCTACATATAAATCTTTTGAAGCTAATGCTTATCCATCTTTAGTCGGTGAAGAAAGACAACAATTTAAAGAT